CTATCTACGCTGTTTGCCGCCATTTTAGCAACAGTAATCTGACTATCTGCTATGTGAACAGTGTCAATACTTCCATCAACGTATTGATCGCTATCTACGCTGTTCGCCGCCATTTTAGCGACTGTTATTTGGCTACTAGCTATCTTGGCAGTGGTGACGGCGTTGTCAGCTATCTTAGCGGTGGTTATCGCGTTGTCAGATACTGTACCGACGATGCTATTGGTAGCCGTCATTGACATGACTTCAACTGACGTTCCGTTAGGAGGCGCTGTACTGAAGGTTAAAGTTGTACCTGATGTGCTGTAAGTGTTTTTCTGCTGGTATACACCGTCTATGTAAACAAACGTGTTCTGCTCTACAGAAGGGTTAATACCCAGAGTGAAGCCAGTTGTTGAACCATTACCTGTAAAGTTGTTTGTAGTAAGGTTAGCGCCACCCCCACCAATTTCACCCCACGCATCGGTATACCCTTCAAACCCCGCAGTGGTAGTGTTGTAGCGGAAATACCCTGCTGCGGGTGACCCCGGCCTTTGTCCGGTTGATCCACTAGGCATATGCACCGCATCTGTTGCAGTACCAATGTCTAAAGTTACGTCTGGACTACTGTTTAGAATACCTACACGGTTGTTACTAGCGTTGACTTTAAAGGTGCTGCCATCAACATTTAAACTTCCAGTTACATCTATTGTAGTGGCGGCTATCTGTACTTCAGTATCAGCAATAATATCTAGCTGACCGTCAGTGCTAGAGTTAATGTAAATAGCACTATCTCTAAACTGCACCTTATCATCGGTGCTGGCTATTATGTCTCTTCCACCAGTTGTATTACCTGCGGTCAAGGTGCTGTTTAGCGAGTTACTAACACCACCCGAATCCACATAGGCTTTAATAGCTTGCTGCGTTGATAAAGCAGTGGCACTGTTAGATGCCATATTGTCTTCATCAAGTATGTTGGTAACCGTTACCGATCCTGTACCGGACAGAGCATCAAAATCTATTGTACCGTCTACAGCTAAGTCACCACCTACAGAAAGAGAAGAAGAACCGGCTAATATCAGATCATCCGCAGATTGATCCCAAAGCATATAGTTTCCAGCAGTATCGCCAAAAAACTTAACGTCGTACCCTGTCCCGTTTACTCCTACAGTAACTGCACCGTCTATCTGAGAAGCGGCATTAAGGTCTAATAACGCTGTGGTTATCTGAACTTCACCGTCAGCAGCAATATCTAACTGCCCATCGACGCTGGAGTTTATGTAGATAGCCGAGTCTCGAAACTGCACTTTATCGTCGGTATTGGCTACTATATCCGTCCCACTTGTGGTGTTTCCGTTAGCTAATACCTCGGCTAACGTGTCCGCTGTAGCTACTTTTGAATCAACGTAAGCCTTAATGCTTTGCTGGGTAGATATTGCAGTGGCGCTGTCAGACGCCATGTTGTCTTCATCTTTTATGTCTGTAACAGCGACAGAACCGGTTCCCGACAAATTGTCAAACTCTATGGTCCCGTCTACATCTAAGTCTCCACCTACCGTAACCGACGAAGTTCCCGCCAGTATTAACTCATCGGCGGATTGATCCCAAAGCAGGTGGCTGCCCGCAGTATCTCCAAAAAACTTGACGTCATACCCTGTTCCGTTTACCCCTACAGTAACGGCGGCGTCTATTTGAGTAGCGCCGTCAATATCGACCACATCTAAATTAGTGGTCCCGTCTACATCCAGATCACCGGAGGCACGTAAGGACGCTACCTGAAGGCTGTTGTAAACATTAACTACCGTTGCCGTGGTTCCCCCGCCATCAAACTTAACTACCACATCTGTTCCAGCAACAATTTCAATGTCTCTAGAAGCGTTGTAAGTGCCTTGGAACATAATGACGGAACGAGAGCCAGAAAGACTATTCCGAATAAAACATATTTTTTCAGCATTATTAGGGGTTAGCTGAACATACGCGGTAGCCCCAAGATCGCCACCGTCAACAAACTCAATCCACTTGTTACGACCCGTTGACGATGTACCATCAGTAATAGCTAGGGCATTAGGGGAACCGGTTGAGCCGGTTGCGCCCAAAGTAATAGATATTGCGCCGTTAACGGCCTCGTCTAGAATGTCTGAGTTTTCATTTACCGTATCACCCCATGTACCGGCTTGCTCCCCGTTAGCCGGTTTTTCTATCCCGAGGTTGACTGTATANGTGCTNGGCATCTTTTAATTCCTCAAGCTGCACGTTNGTCCACTTTTTGNACTAACTAAGGCGTAATTTCAGTATAATTAGGTTGTTGNCTTGGAACAATAGCGCTGTAAACCAGCGCCTGTCCCGGAGAACCTGTAGCGCTTACGCCTGTTGCTGTAAGAGTCACGTCAGCCATTAGGCTATCCTAATAATCGCATTGGTAGCATCGAAGGTGGGAAAAACCACCGTAAAACTACCTGACGAAACCACCTTGTCGCTACCAAAATCTAAAACAATAATCGCTGGGTTTGTCAAAGATATGGAAGTTGTATTAGGTGTTGAGTTGTAGATTAAAGCGCCTCTTGCCGTAAAACTAGCACTAGACCACGCGGTGTCAACAAACTCGGTAAATCCTGTAGTTCCCGCAGAAGTTGGATCTATGCGAGTAAGGGTATTACCACCCGATGTGTAATTAGTTCCCGAGGCCTCTCCTGACGTAGTGTAGGCAGTTGTAGCAGCGGTAAGAGTAGCGGAATTAGTGTAAAGCGCAATTTTAAAAGTATCTCCGCTAGAAGCGTCAAAGTCATGGGCACCGTACAATAATTCTTTTTTAAAGCTGGTACACATGTAGTTTCCGGTAAAAGCCATGACTACAGCCTCCTTATATAGTTAGCAAGCTTTTCTTGGCCTGCGTCGGTTAATCGACTCATTGTTTAGGCCGTATAAGTTGTCCAGTACGGTACTCGTCCGTTACTTCTTTAGATTCACCAAGAAGTTTCATTCCTGAAATTGCCTCTACGAATCTTTTTTCATAAAGAGCCATTAAGTCAGGGTCACCTTTCATATAAATGTATGCTTCCACAAGGCATCCGTACAACAGAGCAATTTCGGCGTTTATACTAAGCCATGTAGTGCCTGTAGAAGCTCCCGCCGTTAGGCTTTCAGGGCGGTAAAAATAGTGAAGCTCTATGTTGTAATTATTGTCAGGCGTAGGTCCCAATATAAAGTTGTTTATGTCGTAAACCGCATAAAACCTTGGGTTCCCTACCGTCGCTACTTTTGGGTTAAATGTTTGAACAAAGTCAGGCTCTTTAAAGTCCAAAAAAGTTTGATTACTGTCCGAATCTATAAAAGCTAATGAAAAAGGTGCTAGAAAGTCCGTTGGAGCAGCTAAGAATCTATTCCCATTAGCCATAACACCGCTTACATTTTTCCTAAACAGGCTTAATTGAACGTTTTTAAGGATTCTTTCTTCGGCTTGCCGAATAAATACAGGTAAATTAGTTACAAACGACGTTTCATTGTTTTCAGTGTAGTCTTGAACAGCTTGTTGTAGAGAAGCGTAAGTAAAGCTCATACAACCACCGTTACTGTTCCTACAGCACCTGTAGCTCTTAAAGGATTTGGCGTTAAAGACTCGTCCCCGATAAAGCCTACGGGGTCCCACGCGTATTGGATGTTTCTTTGTTCGGCTAGTCCTGTTTCTGGACGGGCGTTTTGAAGAGCTTGGGGGTCAGAAACTTTACGAAAAGGTCCTAATTGAGGCTGCTTTGGCTCAAACTCGTCAGGGCCTACTAGCAATCCCGTCCACTCTCGCCTCATTAAACGATATGGATACCGGAACCCCGATCTATCTGAGATAGCGTAAGATTTTTTACCGGAAGCATATGTAGCCATTACCCTACCCTATAATAATCTAACTTAGGCGCAACATTAAAAGAAGACCTATCTCTGTCCTCTACTGCGGCGCGTTCAAACTCTTCTTCGTAGACGGCTTTAAGCAGTTGTACTCGATCAGGGGCGCGTTTTAAAGCTAAATAATAAGCCAAACCCGCCGCTAAACAAGGATAGAATCGAAAAGGGACTTCCATAGTGTT